AATATGGTTTTTCGGCGCTTTTGAGCTTTATCAACAAATTCCCCTACCTTGTGCTTTTTGAGATGCTTGCGAAATAATACCCCATGTGTCCCGTTGAGTTCTATTGCTGTTACTTCGATGTTTCCCTGCCCCATTGTAATTTGCATTTTATTTTTCCTTCCTGTGTCGGGCGGTTGTGGCGGCGATTTTCCATGCCCACTTAACCCACGCCCATACGGATTCCTTCGCCGCTTCTGGTTGGTCGTTGCTTCCGTTATTTCTGCGTCTAATCCATTCGTGCATAAAGTCGGTATAGGTTTTGTCTGTTCTTTCCCCGTCAACCTCGCTCACAACGGCGCGGCAGAGGGCGAGGAGGTCGTGCGGCAAACACGCAATCTTATCGTCATGACAAAGATCGGAAATTGTTAATGCTGGACTTTCATAAGCAACGAATCTGTCAATCCTAAAGTTTTCGCATTCCATCCCATCCAGCTTCCCTGCGATCTCGGCGTCGGTTGGGTTCATTTACTCCCCCTCCTTTCGGCTTTGAACAGGTCAGGCATGGCGGTGCGGATTTCTTTCTTAACCTTTGCACAACTACTATACGGGTTAGCCAAAATTACTTTCATCCATCCCCGCATCATAGCGTTCTCGCGCTTGAGCTTTACCTCGTTGCCGGGGTGCAGGTGGTAGGGCTTCGCATAGGTAAGATTGGGGTCGTGCTCGTAAACCCTATAATAACAACCGCTTTTAGTCTCAGAACTGAATCCTATCCATAATGTTTTCTTTGCTTTCATTTGCCCTCCTTTGCTTCCTTCACGATTTCACGCACGGCGGCAATGCCGTCAAGCCGTTGCCACTCCTTCTCTAATTCAGGGTAATGCTGTTTAATCAACCGCCGTTTTGTCTTGCCGCCTTTCGGACAGTTGAAGCACGACACCCTGTCAAATACATCGTAAAGTCCATCCCAATCGTAGCCGAGCGACTTGCAATAGCGCAGGCTGTCGGCCTCTCCCCACCCTAATTCAATCAATGGAAACTTCACCGGCCATTTACGGTTTAGCATCCAGCCGGTTTGCGTTCGCTTGGTTTCATCTGCTGAAAATCCGATATACTCCGTTTTGTCGCCTTTGATCCCATTGATATATTTTAGGCAAGTTCGATGCTTACATGCCGTACACCATCCACCGGAAGATTTTGGCCAACCGTAGCAAGCTAACTGCTCATTGAAATGCCGGTAATAACGGATACGGACAATCTGTATGCCAGTCTTTTTCTCAACGATTTTCAGGTGCTTGTCCATCTGGGGAAAGTCCCATTCGGTTTCAAAACAAATCACCTTGTCAATCGGTAAACGTAGATCAATCAGTATGTGCAACATCGCGGTGCTGTCCTTGCCGCCTGAAAATGAGACTATGTGTTTCATGGTTTATTCCTCCCCTTCTCCCTTGCCTCGCTGTTGCGCGACCATCGTTGGTCTCCCATTATTCATTGCTGTTCCTCTTGCAATCCCCATCCATCTTTTCGCATTTGCTGCGAAAGAGATAACTGCGTTTTCTTTTCTTCAACTTTTTTAATCGCGCATGATCCTTGTTCAATAGCTTCTAAAATGGCCTTGTCAAAAGCATCACTTAAAATAGTGTTTCCTTGTTCTGTCGTTTCTCTTTCCAGTTCATTAACCACGTCTTCGCCCCACTGTCGTGCGTTTTTAATTTGAAATTCCGAAATTGTTGGATGATATTCATTCCCGTTTAATCGGTTTATCCCGATTGATATAATTATTCTACTGTCAGAAGCCATTACTTTTAATGGTTGTTCTATTGCGAGTTCTGTTTTCATTCACCCTCCTTTGCTTCCTTCACGATTTTGCGTGCGTACAAATACCCTTCGAGGAAAAACGCTGTCGCATCACCGGTGTTGATCGGATTGTCGTCCTGATTGGCGGCCTCGAAAGCGTAGTCCGTGTTCGGCCATAACTTCTCGGCTTCTTCCAAGGTCATGTCTGGTAGGTCAGTTGCCATATTCATTCCTCGCGTTCACGCCCGGCGGCGGTTAGTTGAATTAATACACAATTTCCACAACATACTTGCCGCTGACTCTCGTAATGATGGTTTCACCACGTAATATTTTGAACCAAATAACGTGTGCCATTTCCCCGCATTCCTCATAAGGAATTATTGCCGTTACATTATCTCCTGCCCCAACAGAGTAAGACCCATCTTCAAGGGTTATTGATTTTACTGTCCGCGTATCTTCCATAATTCTCATGTATTCCTTTCCCCTCCTCGCGGGAGAGTTCTATGCGGGCGATTGCTCTTCCTGTTGCTGTTTCCCGCGCCAGTTCATCGGCCAACTCTCTCTTTCGTATTTCCCAAAGCCGTATGTCGTCCTCAAACACAACATCATCCTTCGACGGCGGGATTAATTTCTCCTGTTCGTGTAAGAGGATTTGGGCGCGTTCTTCGTGGATAGTCATTTTGCACTCATTATTTGTTTCACGTCTTGCCCTCGCCCCGCCCCCGTGACTGGCGGGCGGGGTTGTCTTCCGGCCTTAACGCTTCTTCGGCTGTCGCGGGGTTCCACGGTTTCCTGTTCCGCCACCACTTCCGTCGCGTCTCCGGGTTCCACCACACGCACCGCGACTGCCGCCACCTTTACTTCCTTTTGCCATCAGTATCACCTCCTTCCGTTATCAAAACTTTATTCGCCAGTAGTTGCTTGAAAGCTCTGTCAGTAATTCGTTGGCCCTGGTTTTGGTCATGTCGGTTGTCCAATATCCAGCGTCATTGAGTGTTCTGGTCTGCCCCGGTGTTGCCAACTTCTTTCTGCTCCGGCCAATGATGGAATCCAATAGATATTTGGCATGACCTTTGCTTTTTACCTTGGCGGGATTTATGCCGAACCGCTTAATAAGTTGTAACTGGTTGGGTGTAGGAGACTGTTCCTCCCAGCCGAACACCGGCTCGTAGTCCGCAAGCCCTTCATTTTTGATCATGACCGCATACGACAGCGGATCTATTAACCTTGATTCCTTATGTCGTTGTGACCGGAGTTCGCGCGCCAGAGCTTCCTCACGTTCCTTGATTACGTCACGCTTGGCCACGGTCTCAATATCTTCCAAGTCCATCGGTTCCGCTGATTCTTCCTGCCGCTTCTGCATCTTTTCCGCAACTTCTTGCGTCTCGGCTATCAGGTTGCAGGCGTGGGCCAAATCGTGTTTTTGTGTCTGCCAGAGAAAATCAAGGATCAAGAGATTGTCCTTGCCGGGCCATATCCGCGTTCCGCGTCCGATCATCTGGGCATAGTATGGCCTTGACTTGGTGGCCCGCAGGACGACAACACAATCAATCGAGGAATGGTCGTAGCCTTCATTAAACAACTGGCTGTTGAGCATTATGGCGCCCTTGCCGTCCTTCTCCCATGCCGCCACTTGGCTACGGTCCTCGCCACTGGCGTAATAGGCCCGGCGCCCTGAATCATAGAGAATGGCTTGCAACTTTCGAGCAGTAATGCATAGCGGAGTGAAGATCAGCGTCTTGCGATCTTTGGGTATGGCTTCGGCAATCCGGGGCAGGTAGGGGTCGAGAGCGTTCCCCAAGTCGCCCTCGTTGTAATCCCCCGAAGTTATCCTGACACCGGATAAGTCAATCTTGAGTGGATGGGTCTTGGCAACGATACGGCACAACCAGCCGTCGGTGATTGCCTGCCGCAAACTATATTCATAGGCCAAGGCATCGAAGTATTTGCCTAAGTTCTTGCGATCGCCGCGGTCGGGGGTGGCGGTGAATCCACAGACACGGGACCCGGGGAACGCCGCAAAAATACGCTGGTAGGAATCGGCAAGGCAATGATGGGCTTCATCCACTACGATAAGGCTGATGTTTTTGTTAAATCGTTCCAACCTGCTCGGCCGCATCAATGACTGAACACTCCCAATAATGATTTTGTCTTTACTGCTTGATACCTGTCCGGCTTTCTCAATGGCGCAGTCCATTCCTGTAGCATCCTTGAGCTTGTCTTGTGCCTGACGTATGAGTTCGTCACGATGAGCAAGGATTAACACGCGGTTGCCAGACTCATGTTCTCTGGCGGCAATGTGGGAAAAGATAAAAGTTTTTCCTGCCCCGGTAGGAAGAACGGCCAATACTTTGCTAAATTCTTTCCACTTATTATAAATGGACTCCATCGCTTCAAGTTGATAAGGACGTAAATTCATATTAAGAACCGTGTTTTCCCCATCGTTTTTCCATCATAAATTTTATATGTTTTTTAACATGCTGGGATTGAGTCATGATTTCGATATTGGAAATATCGTTGTTTTGTTTATTTCCATCCAAATGATGAATTACTTCCCCTTTGGCTAATTTTCTTCCCAATATCTTTTCGGCAACAACCCG